TTGGGCCTAGCCATCTTGGTTTTGTCGATAAAAGCGTTCGTTCTGCTTCAATCATCGGGCTGTCTCACCAACATGTCATAGACAAAAACAAAGAAATCAGATCGCAGCTTGACAAAGGGTTGTTTGATGCGGTGGGCAATGCCTTACAACAATATTCCAGCGCATATCCATATGTAGGGGCTTCTAAAGACTCTGGTTACGAACTGCTGCGATATGAAACAGGACAGTTTTATGTTCAGCACGTTGATTCAACAATAAACCACAACCGCAGTATTTCCTGTTCGCTTATTCTTAACGACGGGTATAAGGGCGGGGAGTTTGCTTTTTTTGATCGAAAAGTAACTGTGAACCCCTCGAAAGGTTCGGCGCTTTTATTCCCCTCTAACTTTATGTTCCCACATGAAATCCTGCCTGTCACATCAGGCGTTCGGTATTCTGTGGTGACTTGGTTTGTGTAGGGGTGTGAAATTGACCCGATTAGTCTTCTCTTTGCCGCAAATGCTTGTGTCGCCGCGATCAAGGAAGGTTGTGAGCTATACAAGCAGGCGAAGACTTCTTTCATGGAGGTCAAAAGCACTGTTGACGAGGCTGTTGGCGTTTATAGGGAAGTTACTGGATTTTGGAGTAACTTTAGTAACTTCTTCAAACCCAAGGCAAAGCAGTCAACGCCCAAGCCTGTGGCGAAAAAGAAAGACAAGTTCGTTGCCGTTGACGAAACCGAAGTCATGGTTGGGGTTGTCAAGCAGCTTACCGAGTTCTTCAAGATTCAAGAGCAGTTAGCTGCACACATTCGGGAAGAGGAGGAGAAGTCCAGAAACGTCTACGAACCTGACCAGAATCAAATGGAAGCCGCATTGAAGCGGGTCATGGCGCAGGATCAGATGGCGGAGTTGGAGAAGACAATAAGGGAAACGATGGTGTATCAAAGCCCTCCCGAAATGGGTGCGCTGTACAGCAAAGTGTTTGAGATGCGGGATGTCATAGCCGCTGAACAAGAAGCTGCCAGACTTGCACAGGAACAGCGGGAGCGAAGATTGAGATGGCAACGACACCAAAGGGAAAGAAGCCAAAACCTGCGAGCGGGAGCAGCCGTCCTAGCCCTTATTCTTATCCTGTACCTGTGGACGTGGTTCCTGTGGTTGAAACAACTGAGGAGCTTGTGATGGGGATGGTGGGCTGGGTGGTAGCGGTTTTGTTGGTGGCCTTGATGCTGCCGTTGTTGGCGTTTATGTATCTGGACATACTGGGAACAAGAAACGATGCCAAACAGCAGTTGGAGAAGGTGGAAAAACTGAGACAGGAAGTCGAGAGGAAGAATCGGGATGCTCCGAAAGAGTTTGAGGACAACCCCATTTTTGACCGGAGGAAGAAACATGAGTAAGCAACTTGAAAAAGACTCAACCTACAACGAATTTGACACCGACCACGACGGCGTGGTGACGGACACGGAGTTGGCTCGCTCTGAGCGCATGATGCAAATCGAAAACATGGACAAGATGGCTGACCAGCAGAGAATCATGGCGTGGGCGGCGCTGGTTGCACCACCTGCCCTCATTGCGTACTTGGCATCCGAGTTGGTGACACTGGAGAAAGTCAATGCACTGAACGGTCTGGTGACCACCTACTGCGCGGCAATGGGAACGATTGTGGTGGCGTTCATGGCAGCAACGGCCTACGTGCGGGGAAAGACCGGCGAATGAGCCTGCTCAACCCCTACGTCTTGCTTGTCATCGTGCTTGCCCTACTTGGCAGTTTTGGAGCCGGGTATTACAGTGGCGAACAGGAGGAGTATGAGCGCCAGCAGATAGAGATTGCCCGTTTAAACGAACAGGCACGGGAGACAGAACAACGCATGGCAGAGGTTGCCCAGACCTACGCCCAGACTTTGAAGAAAGCCAACGATGTTGCACGGATTAAAGAAATTAAGCTTCGTACTTCTCTTGCCTCTGGCGAGCGCAAGTTGTTCATTCCTGTCAAAGCGCCCGACTGCCCCATGTCAGTGTCCGAGCCATCCGCCCCTGCCAGTGGAGATACAGAAACAAGAGCCGAGCTTGACGGACGAGTTGCTCAAGCTCTTGTCGATCTCACCGCCCGAGGCGACCAAGCCATCCGGCAACTCAACACCTGCATCGACCAGTACAACCAAGTGAGGAGTATGAAATGACCCAGTTGACCGCCAATTTCTCCCTGCACGAACTGACCAAATCTGAGACCGCCCTGCGCATGGGCTTGGACAACACCCCCGGGCCAGTTGAAACGGAGTACCTCAAAATCTTGGCTGAACGAGTCCTCCAGCCCATCCGCGATCACTTCCAAAAAGGTGTCAAGGTGAACTCTGGGTATCGCTCTCCTGACTCAAATTCAGCAGTCGGAGGGTCTCGTACCTCAGACCATTGCAAGGGCCAAGCAGCCGATATAGAGATTCCCGGCGTACCAAATGCTGAACTGGCGCAGTGGATCATGGATAATCTGGACTACACCCAGTTGATTCTGGAGTTCTACACTCCCGGCATTCCTGACAGTGGTTGGGTGCATGTGAGTTACAACCCAGACAACTTAAAGAAGCAGGAGTTGACCGCCATGAAAGTCGCTGGTAAAACGCAATATGTTCCCGGACTTGTAGCCTAATCATGCCGCTCCAAAAGCTCGCCTTTCGCCCCGGTGTAAACAGAGAAAACACCTCGTATGCCAATGAGGGTGGCTATTACGCATCCAACAAAATTCGGTTCCGCTCAGGTCAACCAGAAAAGATTGGCGGGTGGGCAGCCGACACGGGTACAACTGTATCTGCGTTAAAGCCCCCAACGGGTACGCTGTGGGGTGTTGCTCGGGGTATGTGGAACTGGCTTAATTTGACAGGCTACAACCTGTTGGCGATAGGCACAAACCTCAAGTACTACATCCAAAACGGGCCAAACGGTTTGGTGTACGACGTTACCCCATTGCGCTTTACCACTGGCGCAGGTGAAGCCACCTTTGCCGCGACCACAGGGTCACCAATCATCACAGTCACGGACATTGCCCACGGTGCGCAGGCAGGGGACTTCGTTACATTCAGTGGCGCGGCATCCCTTGGCGGCAATATCACTGCCGCCATCCTGAACGCAGAGTTCCAGATCACCAGCTACGTCAGTTCCAACCAATACACCATCACAGCTTCTGTCAACGCAAACAGCAGTGATTCGGGCAATGGCGGGGCATCAGTGGTTGCGGCATATCAGATTACAACCGGCACAGATATTTACTCTCTGAATGTAGGCTGGGGCGCAGGTACTTGGGGTGGTATCGTTTTTGGTACAGCGACAAATCAACTTAACGGCTCAATAAACGATTCCGTCACCACAATCACGGTGGATGACACAACTGCGTTTACAGCAGCCGGAAACATCCTGATTGACTCAGAGAACATCTCTTACACAAGTAAAAATTCAACGCAATTCTTGGGTTGTACCCGTGGGTTGAGTGGTACAGGTTCAGGCGCAGCCGCCTCCCATGCCGACAATGCAATAGTGACGCAGTCCACCACATTCACGGGCTGGGGTTCCCCTGCGGCTACAGGCATCGGCATTCAGCTTCGTTTGTGGAGCCAGTCAAACTTTGGCGAAGACCTGATCTTCAACCCCCGTGGTGGTGCGCTGTACTACTGGGCAAACGCCGCATCTGCCAGCACATTTAACCGAGGCCAATACCTTGGCCCAAGCACCGCTATTGTTACAAAGTCCGGGACGATTACCACTGACTCATCTTGCCCGACGGTTGCCAACTTTGTCATGGTGTCGGATGCCTCAAGGTTTGTTTTGGTGTTTGGGTGTAACGACTACGGCAGCGCCGTCCAAGACCCGTTGCTGATACGCTGGTCTGACCAAGAGAGTTTTGCCACATGGTTTCCGGCAGTGACCAACCAAGCAGGTAGCTACCGACTGAGCCACGGTTCACAAATTGTGACCGCCATGCAGACCCGCCAAGAGATTTTGGTACTGACGGATTCAGCCATTTATTCCATGCAGTACCTTGGCCCGCCTTACGTCTGGAGCTTCCAGATCATGGGCGACAACATATCTATTGCTGGGCCAAATGCGATAGCAACCGCTAACAACATCACGTACTGGATGGGTACAGACAAGTTCTACATGTACTCCGGTCGGG